CTCCCAATTCACCTGGTCCTAAACCACCATCCATTACTTCATTAATACAATCCCAACCAGTTGGAACTGAATTTCTATCTATCTCATTTGTTCTTTCTTCGAAATCTAATAGATAATCATGTCCCAAATCAGAATCAACTCCTACTTTCATAGCCTTATCTACCAAGTCTTTGATTCTATCGTAGTTTCCAGCTTTAAGTAAATCAATTGATTCAACTATTGCTTGTTTTAAATTTTGGTTAATACAAAATGAAGAAAACTCTTTTTTAACATACTCCAAATCAGTATCACCAATTTGTGTAAATACTGATTTAAGTTGTTCAACTACATTTTTTTGAAATCCCTTATCTTCCAATTTAGAAACCTCAACCTTAAAAACATCAAGTGTTGGTGATTTCTTAAACTCTGTATGGTAGTTTTGAATCTCCTCAGCTATCCATTTATTGGATTCAGCTTCAAAAAACTTCGGATGGATAATCTCACTTAATGTATCTAATAAACGAACATCAGTAATTAAAGATGATAAAACCTTTGTTTGAAATGATTGTCCGTATTTAGAAAGTGTATCTATGTTCTGCATTTATAACCTATTTGATTCCAAATATAAGAAAAATATTTGAATAAACCTAATTTATTTTGTAATAATGTTGTGGAATGTTGATTGTAACCAATCATTAATATCTCTCCAATTCTGAAGAACTTTGTACTTACTTCCAACTTTAAGGAAATCTAATTTATTAAATTGGATATCCTCTTCAGCAAATCTATCTAATATTTTTAATTTCTTATTTGTTGGAATGTGAGGTTCATCCAATTCCATTAACCTCTTATTCATAAGAAGTTGGTCTTTTGCTTTTAAGATATCATCATATAATTTGATTTTACCTTGTTTCTCCTCACACATTTTAAAGAACTCCTCATGTGTTATCGTTCTATCCTCAGAAAGTTCAGGAAACCTCTTTAAAAGAGTTTTAATACCACATCCTCTGATACCTGGAATGTTATCTGATTTATCACCATCTAATGTTCTATATAATAGAAGATTTTCAGGCCAAATACCAAACTCATCAAATACCATCTGTCTATTGTATAGTTTCTTTTTTGTAGGTGAGAATACCAATACCTTTTTAGAAACCAATTGTAAGAAATCTTTATCAGTTGAAACTATTACAACTTCACCATCTAACTCATTTTGAGTATGTTGTGTAACATATGCAATAGTATCATCAGCTTCGATACCATCATAAACCATAGTAGATACAGGTAAATAATCTAATATATCATTTAACCATACAAACTGCTGTCTCATTGATAATCTCTCATCTTCCTCACTCATCATTTCACCATAGGTACGATTTACTCTGAATCGATTCTTCTCTCGTCCAGCTTTATATCCTTCATGAATGTCCTTTCGGGACTTTGAACCATCTTTACCATCAAAGGTTACAATACAACGAGTTGGATTGAATTCTCTTATCTGATATCCAATGGATTTGAGTGAACCAATCACCCCACCCGTATGGTCACCATCCTCATTCATTGTAGGGTTGGTAGTCCAGCTACGGATAAAGGTGTTTAATCCATCAATGATAAGAACTCTACTGTTCCTTTCTCGAAGGTGATTTGTTTTGTGCTCCTCACTTACTTCGTTGAGGATATCTTTGTAGAGTTTCTTCATTATGTTGTTGTTGTTGTGTAACCATTACCATTAACCAATCCCACATTTTGTGGAGATAAGTACTTTTCGATTGCTGCCAATCTATCATCAGAATCTATTAACATCTGAAGGGCTTCTTCAGCGTTTTCATAGAAATCTTTTGTAGAGTGGTCACCAATTCCGGCTGGATGATTTTCCAACAACTCTAACGTAAGAAGTGCTTTTGCTTTATCAGCTTCTGCTGATGTTCTTAACATTTGTGTCAATTTGCTCATAACTTATTTTTTATTATTAATCTCCGATAACTTGGTCATCTACAACTAAGTTATCCACATCCGCTGATGCTGTTTTGTACTCTCTAATAGTTGCTTCACATATTTTACCATAAATTTGCTCTTCCAACTCTTTATTAGATTCCAACAACTCAGGAAAGTCTTTGGATTGGAATTTGAACTCCTCACCAGTTTCAGTATCAACATACTTATACCATGCTCCACCTTGTGTAACGATTTTTTCATCTTTCATTACCTTTAACCATGCTCCATAGTTATCGATACCTCTATCGAACATTACTTCAAAGTCAGCGTGTCTAAGTGGTGGTCCCATTCGGTTTTTAACAACCTGTGCTCTCACCTTAATACCTACTATTCTATCAATACCATTTACTTTAGCCTTAATACTTCCCATTCCTTTTAATCTTAAACGTACCGAAGCGTGAAAAGCGATAGCTTTACCACCAGAAGTAGTCCAAGGGTCAGAGAATGGCATTGCGTTCATTTTCTGTCTTAACTGATTTGTGAAAACCAATGTGATTTTCTGTCTACCAATTAAATTAGTAATTTTACGCATTGCTTTAGAAATGATGATTGCCTTATCAGTTGCGTATCCATCTTTACCATAATCTGCATCCATCTCCTTTTCAGTTGATGCTGCTGCTACTGAATCTACTACGATTGTTACAAGTTTATCTTTCGATGTACTCTCACTTTTTCAATAATAGTTTCAGTAAATTCGAAACATTGTTCTAC